GATAGCCGCTGAAAAAAAAATCCTCCCCGTGCCTGGTATGGTCGGGGAGGTGTTTTTTTATTTTAAAATCTCGTGAATATTTTCCCGTCTGTTGTCTGCGCGATTTTTTCCCAGAAGATTTCGTCAAGATATCTTGTTGTATCAACATAGTTAATGTCGATGCGCTTGACGATGAAAAAGTCATAAAACTCTTCTTCTTCGTTCACTGCGGTGAACTTAAATGCTTTGTATTGATAGTTTTTCGTGTAGACGATTCCTTCCGTAAAGACCTTTTCGAGAAATTCTTTTTTGACTTTCATTGTTTTATCTCCTTTCCTTTTATGCTTCTATTGTAGCATAGAAATTTCTATTTGTCAATAGGAAATTCTATTTTCTTTTTGAAAAAAACGCAGGCAGTTGCCACGTTTAGTCACGCGATAGCGTCTCCACCGCGGCCCCCGTCCCCGCAAGGGCAAAGCCCTTGCCCTTCCTAAACAGGCTGGCAGGGGCTTTCGATACGTAGTGACTGCCGTGACGGCGGGAGCCGGTGGGCGTGAGTGTAATACGCCCACCTTTTTGTAATTTCCTCTTGACAGCTCCTTCATATTGTGGTAACATTTAGCCAAGGAAATGAAAGGTGGTTTTCTCACATGAAAACGGTTGTTAAACTTGACTATGCTACTTTTGCTTTTGAGCAAGGTTCGATTTCTATTCCTAAAATCGAAGACGCGCTTGCTCAGTGTGACTTACATTTTGCGCAGACTTCCAACGCAAGTGAGAATTCCCCCTACAATTCCCCTGCGGGTCTTTTCTTTAAGCCGAACAACGGCTCGAAACAGTCTCCGCACTCCTTGCAAGTGTCCGGTCATGGTTGTGAGCTTTTCCGTTCCACATTGCCGCGGCTTGCTTCACTGATGCATGATGGTCACGAATTCGGTCACTTTTCCCGTCTCGATTTTTGCTTTGATGTTGTCATGACAAAGCATCGTTGGCGCGAGTTTTATTTGGGTGTTATTTCTGCTTCTGTGGATGAAATGAATTGCCCTGAAAAAGCCCGTAAGGTTCGCAAGTTCATGTATCAGGGTTACGGCGATTCTACTACCGTTTATATCGGGCGCAGAACGTCTTCTGCGGTTTTTTGCCGTATCTATAATAAATCCCTGCAAGACCCTGATAAAAAGCTCTGTACGGCTTCTGGTGAGCTTCTGGAATGCCCCGATGATTCTTATATCATTCGTTACGAGATTGAGTTGAAGTTTACTTCTCGTGTACGTTCTGGTTCTCGTTCCGTTTATGACCCGTCTCCGCTTTTCTGGTTTTATTATGAAGACCCTGAGAATCTCTTCGCTTATCTTCGTAAAGTCTGGAATCGTTACGGGAATGAAACTCTTCTCCCTGATGGTTGGGAAGATATGCAGTTTGTGACTGATATTGAAGCCCGCAACATTCATTTTGTTAGGGACTTATTGCATCCCCTTAGTAATGACCTTGCACAAAAGTTTTCCGTTTCTATCCATACCGAAGAACAAAAAATGTCTTATGTTGCTACTGTCTTTGGGCATCGTATCATTGATATCCTTCTTTATCGTCCTGAGCTGCTTTTCCTCTCTTGTTGCAAGTGGGAGCAGTTTTACAATGAACGTCTTACGTTCTCCCCTCTCGCACTGACTCAGGAAGTCGCGCAATTCTTTGAGTCTTCGCGCATTGCCGTTGAGGAATTCCGTGAAGTTGTTGAAGACCCCTCTCCCTTTAGTGAAGATGGGTTTGATGATATATCTTTATTCTGATGAAAGGATGGTCGCACTATGAAAGTTACTGTAGTTGGTAAGTCCCGCCGCGCTGGTACATCTAAGCAGGGCAAAGACTATGATTTTACCACTCTCATGGCCGAATATTCGATGCGTGCAAACGATGACAATGACGGCGTTCAGGTTGATAGAATCAATGTCGAAGCTCGCATGATGCCGTATGCGCTCATTGTCGTTGGCGCTATGTATGACCTCGATTTTGACCGCAACGGTTATCTTCTCGGAATTGAGGAAGTCTAACTTCCTTTGTTCAAACCCAAATTTCATTTCCTATTGGAGAGCGGTTATCCGCTCTCACATGGCGGGGTGGTGCAACGGTAGCACGTCAGTCTCTGAAACTGAAACTGCTGGTTCGAATCCAGACCCCGCAACCAAAACGGACTTGACCTCCGTTATTCGATGTCGCGAAAGGTGGTGACGAAGTGAATAATAAGCATCGGTGCTTGTTTAAGCGCTTCGCCGCCCTTGTCGCGGCTCTGTTATCTTGTCTTTGTCTTTGTTTTCCTTGTTTTGCTTCTAACAATGCCGCTACTTTCGAGTGGGTTGTTTCTGATGAAAAGCAAATGTACGCTGAAAATGGACAGTTAACTCGATATTTACAGCTTTCTCCATTTGTTGATGGACAATTTTATGCGGCTACGTTTGAAACTCGTTTTTTGTCTTATCGTGGTTCGTATTATGTCGGCCCTCATACTGATAGCCCTTCTTATCATACTTACCCTCAAGTATGGGGTTGTCCTGTAAATTATCCTGATTGGTGGCGCGCCGATTTACCGCTTGGTCGCACTTCTTATGTTCAGTTTGATAAACTTAAGTTTATCTCTTCTGGTTCTTCTCCTTTGTTTTCAGATTTAACTTCGGTTTCTTTTTTACCTCAAAATAAGATTTATTCTTTTGATATTACTGCTGACCAAGTTGTTCAAAAACAAAAATATCCTGACCCCGATGTTCATTTGTCTGGGAAGTTTCCTTTTTATCTAATTTATACTTATTCTCAGGCTACTAATAATGATGTTAATGATAGTTTTGTCGGTGCTGATTTACTTTGCCTTACTGGTATGCCTGTTTCTTATAATGCTTCGTCTCCTGTTATTTATACTATGTTTGAAGATCAGTGTGTTTTGGCTTTGAATCAAAACAATCTCCATTATTCTTATGTTTGGATTGATTCTATGGCGAACGCCTCTTTAAGTCAAATTGAATGGCTTGTTATGCCTAATATTTGTGATTGGACTGATGAGCAGAAATTACAACTCAATAACAAAATTTTGAAAGTTTCTGCTGAGGTTTCTTTCTGGATTGATGCTAACAAGCTTCCGGCTGGTTTGGAAGTTGGTGATACTTTCCCCGCTCCTGCGGCTGACCCCTTAGGCGATTTACAGAAGAAATTGTTGGAAGATTATAAAATACAGGATAATATTACTGACACGCAGGATTATTTAGATGAAGCTATTAATGGCTTTGATTCTGTCGATTCTGATGTTGCTTCCGGTGCTTCTGGTCTTCTCGGCGGTCTTTTCCAGAATTTAGATTCGTTTCTCTTCTCTGTTTCCCTCCTTTGCCTTGGTGCTGTTTTTCTCCGCATAGTCCTTAGAAAGGCGGTTGACTGATGACTTTTCTTGCCTTCTTCAAATCAGTTTTTAGCCTTTTCGGTGATGCTGGCCTTTTTCTCATCGCTCTTGTTGTTTTCCTTGTCGGCTTCGGTATTTATAAGTTTGTTAAGGATTGGTTACCATGGTAGATTTTGTTGCAACTCTCGGTGTAGTTACTTCGTTTGTTTATAATGTGCTTAATATGCCGTTTCTCCATTTTGGTACTTATGGCGGCTTAGTCCTTATGCTTTTTTTGCTTACTCTTGTTGGTTTCGTTCTCCGTAGTCTTTGGAATGGGGGTGATTAATAATGGAAGTACCAAGTATTATCAAAACTTGGGTTGATTCTGACGGCGTTACCGTTTATACTGTGGAGTATAAAGATGGTAGTACTTGCGATATGACCGTGCAGCAGTATGATTATCTCATGGCGTCTGCGCAGGCTGTCGCCGATATGGACGCTAAAGCCGCTGCTGAATCTCCCTCGGAAGCTGCTTCTGCTCCTGAGCAACCCGCGCAGAATATTACCGAATCTCCAGACCTCCGCGTTGGCTATGTGCCGGAGGAAGTTGAATTGCCTTTTGAGGGGAGTATGACCGCTTATGATGACCGCGCCGCAGATACTCCGGCTCTGTATGCTAATCTCCCTAACGTCTCTAATAGTTTCACTGCTATTATGGATTGGTTCGGAGATACGTTTTTCATCGAACGTACTGAAACGGTGCATAAGTCCGGCTATACGTCCGAAAGGTATTCCTATAACAGTTCGACTCAACTTATTCAGCTCCCTTATGAGGAAGATTCAACTACTACGACTCAGGTTCTCAACCCTCAAGCTTGCGTTTCTGCTTTGCTTGTTGTCCTTGTCTTCATTACTACTGTTACATGGATTAAAAACGCGATTTGGGGGCGCATGAGTTAATGCAAATTCTTCCTTTACAGTATTGTTTCGGTATCTTCTCTGTCCCCGAGATTGGTTATTTTATTATCTTCGCTGCTGTTTTCTCTATGTTGGTTCTCCTGCTCCGTTCGTGACAGGTTCCATAAATATTTTTATGAAAGGATGATGACTTCAGGCTGCTACCTCTACTATTGCTACGCTGCTTTCTCAGGTCGGTGAATTTTTCACCCAAATGATTACTTGGATGGGTCAGCTCTTGGACTTCTATGAAGCTCAGCCGATTCTCCTTGTTTTCGTCCTCCTCGCCATCGGTGGTATTGTCCTCCGTATCCTTCGCCGCTGGATTCCCGGTCGTTCCTAACGATTGAGAGAAAACGCCGCCGACCATTTTAATGGTCGGCGACGTTTTCTCATTTAGAAAGGATTATATGTTATGCTTTATGGTATTCTTCTCTTTTGTATTTGCTGGCTTTTTGTATATATCGATAATTATTGCAAAAACCCCTACAAGCTGGAGGCTGTTGTTGGTTCGAAAGGTTCTGGCAAGTCTCTGTATATGTCTCGTGTTGCTGATAAGTGGCTACGTGCTAATAAGGGGCTTATCTATAGTAATATGGGTATTGGTTATGAGTTAGAGCCTGAATACTGGAAACAAACCTTCATCCCTGATTCCCTTATTCTTATTGATGAGATAGGTGTGCTGCACTCTAATCGTGATTTTAAAACTATGCCCCGTGAAGCTGTCGAGTTTTTCAAGATGCAGCGCAAGTATCATTTGACGATTATTGTATCGTCTCAGACCATGGACTTTGATAAAAAGATACGTGACCTCTGTGACCGTATTTATCTCTGCAACCGTATTGGCTGGTTCTGCCGTCTTACTCCCTATCGCTCTTGTATCGCTATGGAACATCGCCCCGAGGGAGGGCAAGAACTGGTCAACACGGTGCGCAAGGCAGGGCGGGCAAGGTGGTATACTATCCCCAAGTCCGTGAAGCAGGTAAGTACCTT